GAGCTAACCCCTCTACATAAAAATAAAACCTCACTCGTTTATTATTTCCATTCCTTCGCAAAGTCATGGGTATAATTATTTAAATTTATTATTTGTAAGAAAATACTTTTATCTCGTTGGTAATTTTCTGTTCCGTATGTTCTGGTCATTATCTCGCCAGAATCCCTGTCAATAATAACCACCATACGAGGAAAAGGGTTGCCACCATTTTGTAACAAACATTCTTGATATGCCAGAAGTTGCAAATTTTGCTTATTTGACATGTCAGGGTACTTTTTATAATTGGCAACAGAGCCAGTTTTCCAATCTAATAGCACTCGCCCTCTGTTGTTCGTTAAAATACATTCTAGGTCATATTTGCCAGAATATTTGTGTTCATGGTTATAGACTAATTGCTCACTAGACAGCACCGATTCAACATTTTCATCAAACCACTTTATCCCAGCTCTTTCTAGCTTGGCAATACTTTCGTCTTGATTATAGACAGGTTTAATTCCTTTAGCATACTTTTCCATAGTTAAATGGAAGGCACTACCACGTAGAGCAGCCTGTTTCCAGACATCAGCGGATTTTTTACTAATGTCTTTTATAAAGGCTTCTACGTCTTTTTTGTATTCAAATGAGTACAATTTTTTTAATTCTATTTCTTTCATAAAAACCTCTCTCATACCCTTGCGAGCTGCCATAGCCCCTATTGTGAAGCTCGATAATAGACTAAGAATCAAAGTAACAGAATCAATGTTTGTTACTGTTCCATCTACTGCAATAAATTGGTACTTGTGCGTTGCTTCATGATAAGTAAGCATTGAGCCGTCTGGATATAATTTTTTCTCTAATTTCATTTCCATTATATTTCCCTAAATATTAATAAGTGTATACAATTTTATATTCATCTGAACGACATAGTTTTTTATTTCTTTCTTCATATTCTTCTGGAAAGCATGTTTTAATAAAACCATGTAAATAATTTTCTGATACTTTCCCTACTCCTGGAACTTTACGAAATTTATAATTAGGATTTTTTATATAAAAATTTAATAAATCACCTACAGTTTTAATTTCATAATATTGACAAAGAGCATACTTTATTCTGCTTTCTAATCCAGGTATATCAGTCAGTAATATTTTTTTTCTTTCTTCTTTATTTAAATCTTCTTTTAAATCTATATGTTGATATTTTACCATTTTATTTCCTATTACTTTTTATTTCTTTTAAATGTTTAAAAGGTTTATTTTCCTCCATTAAAAACCAAAAACAAGAATCATATTGTAGTAAATATATAAGTTTATAATAACCACCACTCATTTTAGATTTACCACTCTCCCACCTAGCAATAGTGGGTCTACTCGCACCTATTAATCTTGCAAATTGTTCTTGAGTAAATTTTAAAGGTAAACTATGTCTAACTTCTTTAAGTGTTCTATACTTAGTTTCCATTATATTTCCTTCTTAAAAATATTTTTATTTTGTTCTCTGTTTATTATTGCAACCTTTAGAAATAAATACTTATTCGTTTCTATGTCTTTTGTTTTAAAAAATTCTTTTAATTTTTCTTTATGCAACATGCTAGTTATTAAATTGTAACCATTTTTACTTTGTATTATCATTTTTTTTCCCTTCTTCCTGGTCGATAATTATATTGCTTGTTAAGGTGTTAATGTCCTTAATTATGTCTATTAACTCTTTGCTCCATTGCTTCTCATTCTCCAGCTTATAAGTTAACAATGCTATAATAGAGTCTATTCTGTGGCCTAACAAGACATCATCAAGCCCTTCTAATCCATTTGCCATTATAACCCCCCTTTATACTGTTGTTTATTGGTTGCGTGGCTCTCTAATATCCTATTGTACTCCTCCCAGTATAAAGAGCCATCTCCTGCCATTATATGCCTACGTTTAAGCTCTCTATTAATGGCAAGTATACGCTTGTCTTTCCAAGTATATTTTAGCATTATTCACCCTCTTCTAATTCAAATGATACAATAACTTTAGTATCGTAATGATTAGCTTTCTTTTTCCAATAATTTAGATGTTCGTATAGGTCAAAGCTGTCGTATACGTTCTCTTGTTGGTATACTGTTGTAGTTTTAACTAATGGCTTTTTATAGTCTACATGTCTTTTTAGCTTTTCATTATATTTAGATGTTGTTGTTTCTACTGTCTTAATTATAAAGTTTTGTATATTAATACCCATTATTCATTCTCCCATTTTTTAATCTGATTTAATAAAGATTCTGATAGTTCTTTTCTACCAACTAAAATACCATCTTCTATACTTTCCATAGTATCTTCATTTAATTCCGTAGTATCTACTTCCTCTTGTAAATACTCTTTAATTTTATCTATATTAATATCCATTATTTCACCCCTTTTTTAATTTCTTTTCTACATTGATTATGTATTTTGTCTTTAGTTGCATATATAATTTTATGTAGTTCTAAAGAATCTATTTTAGTTGCACCTATACAATTTATTAGACCATCTATTAAATACTTTTCTAATGGCTCTAATTCTTTTAATCTGTTCATAATTCACTCCTTATTATCTTATTACAAAGCCTCTTATAGTAGAGGTAGAATCGCACTCTACAGCCTATTAAATGCGATTAAATCTCTACTATATATGTATTAATAGTAATATATAACTCCATAGTACAACACCGTTTAAAAGCACTATTATAAATTGTGTTGAAAGTTTTTCTATTGTCATTATTTAATTCCCTTATTAACTTTTAAATATTGCTCTACAAATTCTTTTTCTAAAGTATGTAATTTCTCTTTTAATATTTTTAATTCTTCTACAGTATCTTTTATTCTCTCTTTTTGGGATTCTTGGTCATTAATATTGCGTCTTATTTCTACTTGTAAATTAAATTGTTCTTGAATATTTTTGTTTTTATTAAATGATTCCATTATTTAACCCCTTCTTTTTTTATTATTGGCGCATTGTATATACTGGCTTGTTTATTAGCTTCTTTTATTGCTTCATTATAAGAAACATCAAAAGCCCTTCCACTAGACATGCCACACCCATTAGATTCATAAGAATTAAGAGCAACATTATACGTTATATTGCTCCAATGTTTTTCTATAGTAATTTCATATTGCATTATGCCACCCCCTCTAATTGTTTTTCATTACATAAATGTATTTCAAATTCATATGGCAATTCCTCATTCTGATTAAATTCATTTGCCAAGTATTCTAATAAATACATGCTAAAAATATCATTCTTATTGTCTAATGCCTGGCTATAGTCATAAAATGAATGATAGCCATCATAGGATACGGTAGCATCTTTTAAATACGTTAAAAAATCAGTATCTTTAATAAAATGCTTTACTAACTTAATATTTTCAGATTGTGTTATAGTGCAATCTATTTTATCAGTTTGAAAATTGTATTCTCTTGGACTCCATAATTTGATATTTTTAAAATCAATATCTAAATCATATTCATTAATAATATATGTTTCCAATTTAATACAATAATCTTCTATATAAGATTGATGTGTTTTTGCATAGTCTATATTATCATAATTATATTCTGGATACTCACCATCTGAATACATACATTCTATTAATGATTCTATACTAGCATCATGTATGGACTCATAAAAGCCCCCAAAGTTTATACTTGTTTCTATATTTTGCATTGCTCACTCCTTATTTATTGTTAATTTATACGTTTATTGATTTCAGTATTGTTTTAAATTCTTTGTTAGCTTTTTTTGTATCAAATATATTAAAATCGTCTAGTATATATTTACCGCCTTTAGTAACATGATACTTAATATCTAATTCTTTATTTAATAAAGCATCTGATAATTTAAAAACTATAGAAGAACCGCTTTTAGTTCTAAATTGATAGTTGCCTTCAAACATCAACTCTATTGTCGGAATACCATTAATATTATTATTTAATCTTTTCATACTTTTTAATATTCTTGTTTTTTTAAATGTTTCCATTTTCTTATCACTCCTAATTGATGGGGTGCTATTAACACCCCTATTAATATTATTTATTAGCTTCTAGTTGTTTTATTAATGGTATTCTTGCTATAAAATTACTCGCTTGTTTTTGTGTAATTCCATAATGCCTAGCAAATACTTCATGATTATTTAATTTAGTATAATGATTTAAAACTGATTTAATCCATTTAGATACTACATCTTCAAATTTGTAATAATCATTTAATGTTGAAGATTTAATTTGAATTGTTAAACCTTCTAATAATGCTATCTTATCTTTATTTGTTAATTCCATTTTAAACACTCCTAATTTATTGTTAATTAATGTTATAAGTATATTCGCAAATTGCATACACATAGTCAACTAAAAGTTTCAATTTGCATATTATTTATTTTAAGAGTATAAGATTATAACAGTAAACAAAGGAAAAATTAACATGCAAATATTAAAAGAAATCTTAAAAGAAAATAATTTTAGCCAGGTGCAGTTAGCAAAAAATTTAGAAATTTCTGTTTCATTACTTTCTAATATAATGAATTTCAAGAGGTCTATTAGCAAGCCTTTAATGATTAAACTACATAATAAATATAATATTGATTATGAAACATTGCTTGGAGTAAATGCCAATGAAAAATAAAACTGATCTATGGTACTATCCATTTTATCCTAAATCGTGGCTTGCGACAACAAACGTATTAGACCTGGAATCAAAAGGCGCATATTTTCAAATCATAAATGCCATATACTTAAATGATAATGTAGAAATATACGAAAAACATATACCAAATATACTAGGTATCAATAAGGGAAAAAGATATAATAGGATTATGACAAGTATAATTCCATTCTTACAAGTTAGTAGTGAAGAGCCATTAAAATATACACAATCTAAGATTTTGAAAGTACGTCGAGCAATCGATAAATCACTTGAACAGAAATCATTAGCTGGAAAGCAAAGCGCAAAGGTAAGGGCAAGCAATAGAGCTAAACAAGGTCAACACGTGTTAGATAACCGTTCATACGGTAATTCAACGAATATAAATAGTAATAATACAATAATAGATAAGTATAGTACGGTAAATGATAGAAAAGAGGCAGAGAGGAAAAGATTTAACTCGAATATGTTGGGAAATGGTGTGTAAAATTAAGGCAAGTGTTATTATATATAATACGGAGTTAATCCTTGCTAAAAAAGAGTAGAGAATAACACGGCATAGCTTATCTTTACAATCTGGCGTGTACGATTGTCTACGAGCCAACACAATCATTGAACGTAGCACACTTAAAACTCTTTTAATGGCATTGCCTGGCATTAAATACTTGTTACTGTTAGCACCTGGCAACTAAACTATTTAAATTTGTTATGAGTACCTGGCAATCGATAGACAAGGTTCATTCAAACTTTTTTGTTTTGAAATATTTTATTTCAATCCGACTGGGGGGTGGGTGGTCGGTGGGGATAAAGTACTACTACCCAGACTTAACAATCAAACGCTAGGGGGTATTGACTTGTAGGAGTTTTGTAATATATTATAGAAAGAAAATAGGAACTTGCCATTTTGTAAATAATATTAGTAAAAAACAAAAAGGAAGAGCAGATGGAAATTAAAGTACAGAAGGATTTAGGAGGCAGACCTTTTTTTAAACCAACCCCAGAGCAGGAGAAGGTCTGTTCATTGGGTGTAGGGTTTGGGTTAACGCATGTGCAGATAGGGAAGTTAGTGGGGTGTGATCCTAAGACTTTGCGGAAACATTTTGGACATGCATTAGAAACGGGTAGAGAGAGATTGACTATGGATATTGGTAGTCAGTTGTACAAGAAAGCTATGAATGGCGATACGATATCGGCTATATTTTTGGCAAAGACTAAGGGTGGCTTTCAGGAGAAGGTGGAGCATGAGGGGATACCTAATCAGATTAGTGTGAGCTTTTCCCTTGATCCGCCAAAGGATATGACGGTGATAGAAGCAGAAGTAACGGATAAGAAAATTGAAAATAATTTTTAAAAAAAATGGAGGAATACATATGAGACATTGGTTAAAGATTATGGTAATTAGTATAGGATTATTAGGGGTGGCACATGCTGACCCAGAGTTACGATTTTGTGAAGGCGAGTATGCATTATGTGCCGCAGCAACTGGGGTTATAGCAGGAGAGTTTGTTCAAGCAAATAATGGGCAGAAGTATCCAGCAGCAACGGTGTTATGTCCTGTGTTTAATGGGAAAGCTCTAGCAGATTTAACAGGGGGCAATATGACAGGCTCTTGTAATCCTCCTAGCAAAGAAACAATATGGTCGTTGTTTGCTGTAGAAACCGAACAACCACAACAAATGTTAGATTGGGAAGTCGGAGAAACCGCTGTGCAAATATGTGGTAGTGATACAAATGCCGCAGGACAGATGGCGAATTGCTTTAGTTTCTTGTGTGAGAGAATAGGGAAAATTAATGGCGTAGAATTAGCAAGTTGTACTTGTCCAGTAGGGCAGACAACCAACAATAATACTCCATTTGCTATACAGGCAGGACAAGGAGATAGTAACTATTGTGCGAATATCCCAGTAGGTGCTCCAGTATCGTGGATTGAGTAATGCATGTAACGATTCCGTATACGCCTAGACCTTTACAGGCGAGCTTACACCAGAACAATAAAAGGTTTAAAATCTGTGTGAGTCATAGGCGTTGGGGAAAGTCTGTGTATGCAGTTACCGAGTTATTACGTAGGGCATTAGAGTTAAAAACAGAACGGAGTGATGGAAGGTATGCATATATCGCACCTTATTACCGTCAAGCGAAAGCTGTTGCATGGGATTATTTATTATATTATACCAGAGATATTCCTGGCACGAAAATTAACCAATCAGAACTAA